ATAATGATCCTGCTCTTATTCTTAGGAGAATCTATGATTGTATGTACGGTTCTCTAGTACCAAGCAGCATACCTGCCGCAGTTCTGATTATTGCAAAGTATCAATATCAGATAGCGTTTGTTGCGGATCAAGAGATTAATCTCTTAGCGGCATTAACCGAACTAATGTGTGAATGCGAATTCCAATGACTGAAGCAAGAAACAGAAATGACATGAACGTAAAGATCGTTCGCTTGTCTACATCCGAAGATATTATAGCGGATGTTATAGATGAAAATGAAAATACAATCACCTTCCGTGGTGCAATTGTTGCAGTTCCAACTAAGGAAGGCAATATAGGATTTGCTTCTTGGTGTCCTCTACTGGATAGTCCAGTGTCAGATATTACAGTTAAACAAGAACATGTGATTTATGTTTCTAATGCTGCTGGTGAAGTAGTGGATCATTACAAGAATCAATTTAGTAAGATTGTTCAACCAGACAGTATCCAAGACGGTATTATTGTTCCCTAATGATTGACATTAACCTTTGTGATTTGAATAGTTTTTTTGGATGTGTTGATGCAACTAATACTCCAGAATTAAAAACTAATGCCTTCCGTCCTCTTAGGACTTATCTACAAGAGAAATCCTTTGAGAAGCATTCTGGTGGTCAACTAACATATGTTGGAGATCATGAGGATGGTAAGGATTTTTTTGACACCAATGGTGTTGCTTATGAGATGAAGGGTAGTCTTGGACTTTTTAATAAGAATGGGTCTTGTAAAAGAGTTGTTCTAATCAATAAGAGACCAGGACAAAAGAAGAATAATGAATTGAAAAGAGAAGATCTTAAAAAGACATTTGAGTATATGCTTTTAGTAGATACTAAGAAGATGTCTATAGGTGTTACCACATGGGATATTGTATATTCTAGATCCGAGTGTGACGGTGCAGGTGCAACGTTTAAACTTTTGGAAGGAGATTATACAATGCTTGCTGAGGGAATTGAACCTAGTGAGAAGGAGATAACTGCTAGGGAACTTTTAAATTCTCTAGAGACTATCCTCTAAATAATCATAGAACAAGTTTTATTATGCCGATACACCAACATACAAAAGCTGAAGTCTTTCATCTTAAGGGCAAAGCAAATTTACTAAAGACACCTCTCAGGTATCCTGGAGGTAAGTCTCGTGCTTGTGAGAAGATGAGTGTCTTCTTACCCAATTTAGATATTGGTAGTAGGTACACGCAGTATCGTGAACCATTCCTTGGTGGTGGATCTTTTGCTCTTCATATTACGAAGAAGTTTCCACATCTAGAGGTTTGGGTTAATGACTTATATGAACCATTAGCAAACTTTTGGCAACAATTGAAAGTAGATGGTGTGGAGATGAGGAAGAGATTAGTTAAGATTAAGAATGCTAATAAGACTGAGGAAAAGGCAAAGGAATTATTTTTAAAAGCAAAGGAGGATTTGTATGACAAAGCAGCTACCCCCTTGGACAGGGCAGTTAATTTTTATATTATCAATAAGTGCTCTTTTAGCGGTCTATCTGAGTCCTCCTCCTTCAGTGCTCAGGCAAGCAAATCCAACTTCTCCCTCGCTGGAATTAAAAGATTAGATGACTATCAAGAACTGATTAAGTTTTGGAGGATTACAAATAAGGATTATGATGAGTTGATGTATGAAGGTGGTGATACCTTTATGTACTTAGATCCTCCTTATGATATTAAGGATAATTTATATGGTAAGAAGGGTGGAATGCATAAAGATTTTGATCATGATAAGTTTGCTGAGGCATGTGGGAAAACATGTGCTCATCAATTGATATCTTATAACTCTAGTATGTTAGTTAAGAATCGTTTTGGTAGTGAGTATGAAGCACAGGAATATGATCTAACATATACTATGAGATCTACTAATGATTATAAGGAGAATCAGAAGGAAAGAAAAGAACTTCTTTTGTTTAATTATGAACGTGGAATTATATCTCAGTTGAAAACCCGTAGAAATGATGCTCGTGCTACTGATGCTAAGACTGATACATTCAGACATAACACTGGTTATGCTGGTCAGATATTAAAGAACACAACTCAAAGCAAACGTAATCCAAAGACAGGTGCTTTTTTAGATGATCAAGTTGATCAAGAGAATGATGGTTTTACCTTTATTAGTTCGGATGTAGAATAATGAAATGTAGAGTACAACTATACGTTGCTGGTACACTCTTTAAGGAGGATGTTATGGCAAGGGATTATCAAGAGGCAAAACAAGTTGCTCTTGCAAGAAATCCAAACGCTACAGTCGTTAGCGTTACTGCCGTCTTTGATGGAATGTCTTTTGGACCACAAACCTAATGAAAACTGAATTGAAGGAATGGTTGAATTCTATTAACCAAACCAAGGAGAATCTTACAGAAGATCCTAATGCGATTAAAGATTATCCTCCCTATATTATTAACAAATGCTTATCTGCACATCTAGATTGCATTATCTTTGCTAATGAAATGAACAAATATCCGTCTTTAGATAAGGATATGCAATATAGTTTTTATCTAAATAGTCTGAGGAAACGGAAGAGATTCTCTCCGTGGATGCGAAAAGATAAGATTAGTAACCTTGACCTTGTTAAACAATACTATGGATATAGTAATGAAAAAGCAATGCAAGCGTTGAATATTTTATCAAAGCAACAACTCGAATTTATTAAACAACGACTTGACATTGGAGGAGTGGCGTGACTACTAGCACTATTGAACCACAAGTTAACTGGAAACCTGAAATGATGGTTGAAGTTATGCTTAACGAACCAGATGATTTCCTAAAAGTACGTGAGACTTTAACACGTATCGGAGTTGCATCACGTAAAGAGAAAAAGTTATATCAATCTTGCCACATTCTTCATAAGCAAGGTCGTTATTACATTACTCACTTTAAAGAATTATTCGCATTAGATGGAAAGCATGCCAACCTTACAGTAAATGATGTTCAGAGAAGAAATCGTATAACACGTTTGTTATCTGACTGGGGACTTATAAGCGTAGTTAACGCAGAGTTTATAGCAGATGTTGCACCTCTAAACCAAATTAAGGTGTTGGCATACAAAGATAAGGGTGATTGGATCCTGGAACAAAAATATAATATTGGTTCCAAGAAAAAAGTAGAGACTGCAGAGTAAGTGTGATATAATTAGTAACGGATGATTTTAGATCAATGGGCTTTGATCACATAAGGTCTTGGTATGAATTAGAAGAAATCAACGAACAACAAGAACGCATGATTACTATCTACGAAAACGAGATCAAACAGTTAAAAAAAGAGAACTCAGAACTTAAACAAGAACTTTTGATTCTCAAAAATAAATTAGAAGCAAATTTCGAGAAGGAGTCTAATGATATTTCCAGATAGATTTGCTAGTTGTCCATGGCCAGATTCAAGATATAGGTGTTACATGAACGGAAGACTTAAAAAAGTGGATATGGAATCTCGACTTCTTTCCATCAAGAAGGGGATTGACAACAAAACTTGGTATCCTAATTGGGATAGTAAGGAAAGATGGGCAGCTCAACAGGCATTGAATAATGCTTTAGACGTATTGGATGAGTTTGATTATTGATACGTCAAGGATAATTAGAATGACGGTTACCAACACTTCAAGGAAGGGTTCTTACTCTTCAGTAGGGTTTACTGTATAAAAAAATCTGGTATTCCGAACTCATATTTTAAGCATCTGTGTTTAAATAGTAGTGTCGCCGAAAGGGACACAATTAAACACTCGCTTATTTAAGGAGAACCATGACTAACTTAGCAAGATATCACGCTGCTAATCTTCCAGAACTATTTGAGAAGATTACACGTAACAGTATTGGTATGGATGATTATCTCAATCAATTTTGGGATAGTCCTACAACTTCTAATTATCCACCTTACAATTTAGTTCAGGTGAATAATGTCGAATCGAGACTCGAAATCGCCCTTGCGGGGTTTAAGAAAGATGAAGTCAAAGTCTATACGGAGTTTGGAAAGTTATATGTCGAAGGCATCAAGGAAGACAAGGAAACAGATGCAACGTTTGTCCATAAAGGATTGGCCAGCAGGTCTTTCACTAGGGTCTGGCAAATCACAGATGATACCGAAGTACGAGATGTACGATTCGGAGACGGACTATTGGTAGTTGAACTTGGTAAGATAGTTCCAGAGCATCATGCTCGGAAAGAGTATCTATAAATATAATTGAATATCGTCGCCGCTAAAGGGGTGTACTGGCAAAATCCAGTTGACACCCCTTTTTATTGGCTATATAATACCGACAAAGACATAACACTATGAGTATTAAACTAGGTGTCATAAAAACTGGTGAGCAAATAATTGCTAAAGTTGAAGAAATGATACTAGAAGATAAGGTTGTTGGATACTTCTTTATTAGACCGTGTATTGTTAATACATCAGCACCGAAAATTGAAGAGTCTGAAGATGGTGAATCTAGGGGAGCATCTTTTGATATTAGATTATCTCCGTGGATTCCTTTAGGTAAAGGAACTAGGTTCCCAGTACCTTTAGATTGGATCGTTACTTTTATTGATCCTGTCGATGAGTTAAACCAAATGTATACACGAGATATACTTCAAGAGACTGAGGATACTCAGGAACAATCTATTGTACTAACTGACGAATGTGAGGACTGTTAAATGGCAGATGAAAAACTAACACCACAAGTAATTGTATTCCACACTGGTGGTACAGTTATATCTAAGATAGAAGAGGTAGGAGCAGATATCGGTGAACCCGATTGTAAGTTGATTGATCCTTTTAATTTAATTCCACAAGCAAATGGAAATGCAACGTTGGAACCTTGGTTAGGTGAACTGACAAATCAAAAAGAATTTATGATTTCTTCAGAAAAAATCTTGACTATTGCTGAACCTCTTGGTAAAATACTAGACGTATATGAAAGTTTGACAAAGTAAATGAGGTTCTATACGAACGTTCAGATGGTTGGAGACAACTTCTTGGTTCGTGGTTACGAAGATGGAAAA